GGCGGCGGTGCCGATGTGCTGCCAATTAAGCCGGGGGATTAAGTGGCAGGCTGGAGCAAGCAGAAACGTCGCGTTATGGAACGCGGCTTCTATGCGTTCCTGTCTCGCACATGGGTTAACAGCAAGGAATACGGGAGGATATGCTTAGGGGAGAAGCTTTATGACGGACAAAAACGGTTCATCAAAACGGCCTTTGACGCTCTCGAAAACGATAAACATAAGGTCTTTGTACTTAAGTCCCGGCAACTGGGCTTATCTACCATATCCAGAGCTTTATCCGCTTTTTATATTGGAATGCACGACGGAATGCAGGGTGCGCTTGTGTTCGACACCATGCCCCACCGGGACAGCGCCCGCATCGAGCTAGGCAAGCTTATCCGTAACCTTGACCCTTCTCTGAAATTTCCACGAGTTCTGGGAGTAGGCGGAGCAGGCAATAGGGACAGCCTTCAACTAGAAAATGATGCCCGTATCTTATTCCTGTCAGCCGGTACACAACAACGGACGACCTCTGGCACCTTGGGCAGGTCTGAGGGCCTGACAATGGCGCACCTATCGGAGTTGTGTAGCTACGATAATCCAGAGGGCTTGAAGGCATTTGAGCAATCCATGTCGGAGTTTCATCCCGACCGATTGTATATCTATGAAAGTACCGCGCGGGGATATAATCAATGGAAGGATATGTGGGATACCGCCTGTGATGATACCGCGCATTGCTCAACTCTTTTTCTGGGGTGGTGGTCACGGGAAGACCAGCGGATCGACCAGAGCGATGGCGATTTTGAAATATACGGTAGAGAACCGCCATCACAGCGGGAGCGGGAGCGTATTGCCGAGGTCCGTAAGTCTTACGGGGTGGAGATATCGCCTGAACAACTTGCTTGGATACGTAGGAAGGTCGATCCAACTTCGCGACCCGATGGCGACACCGATGCCGGATTTGAAGCCGAAGATAACGTCATGCTCGCCGAACAGGCTTGGACCGCAGAAGAGGCGTTTCAACAGACTGGCTCAAAGTTCTTCGGTGCGAAGGCGCTCACCGAAATAACCAAAAAGGGTGCGTCTAATAAATTCAAGGCTTACATGTACTGGGCCGGGGAAGAGTTCCCGCCCCGTATCTTTCATGCCGAAAACCTTAAAATGACGGAACTCAAGGTTTGGGAGGAGCCTGACCCGGACGGGGTGTATGTGCTAGCCTGTGATCCTGCTTACGGAGAAAATGAAGAAAATGACCACTCCGCGATCCAAGTTTGTCGTTGTTACGCTGACGGACTTGACCAAGTTGCTGAGTACTCATGGCCACTCGTCACAACATATCAGTTGGCTTGGGTCATTGCGTCACTATTGGGCTGGTATGGACAGGCTAGAGCCGAAATCCGGTACATTCTTGAACTCAACGGACCCGGAACCGCCGTCTTCAACGAGCTAAAGAACCTCAAGGGCAAGGTCGAAGCTCGCCACGCTGCCGGTGACGATGAGAAGGGCCTAGCCGACATCTTCCGCAATGTCCGGACCTACATCTATAACCGTCCTGACGCTATGGGAGCGGGCTTCAATTACCATTGGAAGACCAATATCAGCCTCAAGGTCACGGTCATGGAGAGGCTGCGTGACTTTGTGGGCAACGGCAAGCTTAAGGTTCGTTCGCATAGTCTATTGAGCGAGATGAAGTCTGTGGCGAGGGAGGGGGATAGCATATCCGCTCCGCGCGGCATGCGCGATGACCGTACCTTCGCCATGTCGCTGGCGGTGCATTACTGGGAAACCAAGATTGTTATTCCGCTGGTGGCGCAGAGGAAGACCAGAGAGGCTGAAGCGGCTCGCAAACGGCTATCCATAATTGACCAAGTATCGCTGTTTAATCAAAATCACTTGGATATGTACTTCTCGCAGAAGCGTATTGTCCGTAATAACCTGCGGTCGCAGATGATACGGAACCAATGGCGGTCACAGGGTAGACGATGGTAACGGTGGTCAAGGTGAAAGTTCAGTGTCCGGAATGCGCCAATAAGTTCTACAGCAAGACGGTCTATGGGGTGTGCCCGCATTGCGGCCATGAAGCCGAAGAACCGGACGATACCGTTATCCCGATGCCCGCGTTACGCTCCGCTACCACCAAGGCGACCGATAAGGTCTATCGGGACATGGAAACGGCATCGATCCACCGTGCCGAAGAAGCGGCGCGGGTGGCTGGCGTGCCCGTTTCTGAAATGTCCCATCTTAAGATAACCAACCTGCGTGACAACGTTAAGGAAGGCGAGACTTACGCTATGCCGGTGAACAATCCTGTTACCCAGCAGATGGAAATGATGAGACAGAACGGGATGCAGGCAGGCTTTGTTGTTGGCTCTAGCTTTGCTGCCAGCGTCAATCAGGGCTACGCCCCTCGCGCAGGAGCTGGCGTGTTGGATAAGATCAATCCCAACGCTCGTGGCAACAAACTTGGGGCGAGGTTCACTTGATACCCGGTGGCGTCCCAAACAATAAGAAGGAACTTCTGTCCTTTGTGCGGGACTTGGTGGAGACGTGCCGTGCTAGTCAGGGCATGAGGTCCGCCTACTACCGGACAATGAACTCATTAGCTGAAACCGGGCGCTACGACGGCACCAAGTCGCTTATCAATATGCTGCATAAGGCTCTGGACGAGACGGCCGCACATTTATTCTCTCCGGTAGAACTTAAATTCACTATGGATTTCGAGCGGCCTTACCCGAAGGACATTTACGAACGGGGCAGGGAAGCGGCGAAGGGCGTAACCCGTATCTGGGAGCGTAACTCCACGGATATCGCTTTCGCCCGGGGGGTATTTGAAAGCCTCAAGTACGGCGCGTCCATACTCAAGCAGTTTGTGACGCTTGAGGGCGAAGATGAGCATCCTGTCTATCACGACAAGCTAGTCATGCCGTGGAACTTTGGAGTGTACCGGGAGGATGAAAATAGGATCGAGCGTCAAGATGTCCTTTGCGAAACATCGACTATGACGGGACCAGAGGTTTGGCAGCGTATATGGCGTATGCCCAACTCCAGTAAACTTTACGAGCGGATTATGACGCACGCTCGCGCTGGTCAGGCGACCGGCGAACCGTCAACCTTCTTTCATCAGGTATTGTCTACCTCACAGATCAATACCGGTGTCCAGAGCATGCTGACGCCAGTTCCCGGCGGCATCGTGCAGCTTAACAACGATCCGAACTATTCGCTGATGGGTCCTGTGGTGGCTGCGCCCGTGGTCACTATGCACGAACTATGGCTGAAAGACGCACATGACTATACAACAATTCAATTCATCGAGCCGGATGTCATTGTCACCCCGCACATGGACGGTGACGTGGTGTTCCGCAAAGGAAATCTGCTGGGCCGTGGCAGCGGCCTTCAGCCTTATCGGCTTATACAACCCAACGAAACTACGGGATGGTTCTGGGGACGGTCGGAGCTAGTCGATTTGATCGAGCCGCAGGCACTGTTGTCGCAATGGTGCGAAGACTTAAAGCGTATGTATGGCCTACAGGTGGACAAGCTGATCTTCTTTTCGGCCGATACCACAATCACTGACGAACTTTATGCTCAGTTCCGTGGCGCTGGCTACGGCAATCTACCGCAAGGCGCACAGGTTAATGACCTAACGCCAAAGATACCGCAGGAGGCTTTGCCGCTTCTGGAGTGGATTATCGAGATGTTGAATATCCTTCGCGGCTTTCCCCGCATCATGCAGGGACAGGGCGAGCCGGGGGTGCGAGCGGGCAGTCATGCTAACGTGTTGATGAAGACGGCATCGCCTACGCTGCGCGACCGCGCACTAATCATAGAGCGGCAATGCGCTGAGTGTGCTGATTTAACCGCAGCCTTACGCGAACTTAAGGATGAGAGTTTCTATTGGACAAGCGCAGAAGCTCCGGCCATTGAGAACATCGAAAAGACTAAGTTCATGTTAAGCGATCTGCCTGCTGATTGGCGCATTACCGTAGACAGCCATTCGTCTTCGCCAATCTTCTCAGACGAGAACACCCAGCTTGTCTTTGCCGCTCACCAGCGTGGTATTGTTGATGGCGAGTACGTTATCGACAATACGCAACTGCCCAACAAGGAAATTGCCAAGCTTGGCCTGAAGGAGCGGGAGAAGAGGCAGCAGCAGA